GATTTGGATCAAGTGTATAGAAATGTAGAATTTGAACAGCAAGGAGCAGGAGAAAATGTAACTGAAATAATGAAAAAAGCAAAAGAAGAAACAGAAAAAATGTATAAGTAGGAGGAGAAAATGGGAAATAGAGTAAAAAGAGAACAGTATGAGAAAAAACATTTAGTAATATTTGAAACACTTCCAGGTGAAACAGTTTTAGTAGCAAGTGGAAATGGGAAAATAGCAACAGGACAAGTACTATCACAGAAAACAGCTGATGGAACTTGGCACAAATTTAATAAAACGGGAACAGATGGAACGGAACTTCCAAGGAGAGTTTATAAGGGAGAAGAAGAACTGGACACAACTTCAAAAGAAGCAATAGCAGTATGTGTAAGAGCAGGTGCTTTGGATAAGTCTTTAGTTGTAGGAATAACGGGAACAGATTATAAAGCAATAGCAGAACTTGAAAGAAATGGAATATATTTAGAGGAGGTAAAAAATAATGTCGATTAATAAAAGACAAGCAGAACTTATAGGAGTATTTGCAGGGGTGCCTGTAAATTCAGTTAATAAATATTATTTAGAAAAATTTAATGGAACACCTTTCATGACTATATCTGACAGCTTCAAGCTTGATGATGTAGTAGGAGAACTGACTACATTGTCAATTGTGCCTAGAGGAACAAAAGCTCCAGCCATAAAGGTAAATGGATTTGAAAGAATAACAATAACGCCTGATATCATAAAAGGAACTGCAGCTTTAACACCACTTGAAACTTTGGAATTACAAGCAGGACAAGTTTCCACTGTAGTAAATGGACAGGTAATAGACAACAAGGCACTTATAGAAAGTAAAAAAATGGCAATTCTTAAATCAGGGTACGAAAATACAAAAGCTACAATGGCGGCTGAACTTTATCTAACTGGAAAGGTAACACTGCCAGTAAGTGGAGACAACATTGATTTTGGATATAAAGCACCTAAGGCGCTTGACTTCAAAATATCTGAAGACCAATGGGAAATATTCTTAGTGGACAGAATAACTGAATATGTCAAAGAAAATAAAATGTATCCTGAAACAATAGAAGTTGATGTTGAAATCTTAAAATCTATGATGAAAAATGCAAATTTAAGAGAAACACAGAAAGCTTACTCCATAGCTGAAATAGCACCAAATGCAGCAAGAAACCTTGAGCAGACTTATCCTAACTTTAATATTTTGAATATGAGAGTTACGGCATTAGTTCCTGCAACAGATATCAACGGAAGTCCAATTAACACTGCTGGACTTATGTATTTATCTACTGCTTCTGAATTTACGAATGCGTATGTTGGGCTTGAAATAGCAAATGGACAAAGCACTCAAATGCTTAAGGCTGAGTATTTCGTAAATGAAGTGGTTGAAGTTGATCCTGCTGGAAAGAAATTTATTTTCCAAAGTGGATACTGTCCAGTAATTCCAGTACCAAAGAGAGTAATGCGTTGGAAGATAACAATAAAACCTTAGTAGGTGGTAACAATGGCTTATGAATTAAGTGAAATGCTTAAAGTCCGTCTTGTTCGTTTAGGAATGAATGAGACGGACATAAGCTTGAAAATAGAAGAATTAAAGAAACAGGCTAATGCTTTTATTGAAATGAGGCTTGGAGAAATTGTTTTAACTGAAAAACAGAAAGAAATACTTGAAAATAACTATATACAGTATGAACTTTTTGCACAGTTGGAAATGGAAAGTTTCACACAGGACAAAAGAATATTTTTAGATAATCTTATCGATGACATTATTAGACAGGATAAAGAAAAAAGACAGAAACAACAGGAAGAAAGAGCTAATAATTCAAGAATAAGAGTATATTAGGAGAATTAAAATGATTGAAACATTAAAGGAAGCTGTATCAAGAATAAGTGGGAAACAGTGCGAGTTTGGTTTTTATAATGACTTTGGTTTATTGAATGACAGTAAATTCTTACTTGAACCAGTGGGTAGGCGGAGTACTACAATAGGTGTAAGTGGAAGAAAAGAATATATAAGCACAATGAACCTTTATTATTTTTATTTTAATAACTTACGCACGAATTCATTAGAAGCAATAAAAGAGATGAACAGCTTGCTGGAAAAGATAATGGCTGATGAAGAGGTCAAAAAGAAAATTATAGCAATTAATTATGAATATTCTGTTCAGAACATCAAAGAGAATGAAAATGATTTGACGGGAATAGTAGAAATGACAATAAGAATGGAAATAAAGGAAAGGTAGGAAGAAATGGACGTAAGATTTTTATTAGGAAAACAGACTGCAAAAGGAACTCCACAGACAACAGATGTCAGTCTTTTAGCTGCAACTTCAAGTTCTGTTACTCCAAATGTCAATAAAGTAAGTTCAAAGGCAATTGGAACAGGGCGTTGGGAAAAAGATGGTTTTGTTTCTAAAGTGGAGGTAAATGGTGATGTAGCGGTTGAATTAACTACGGGGCAAATGGAGATGTTCCTGTTAGGGGCAGGATTCAAAAGCAAGACAGTAGCAACAAAAAATCTTGAATTTACTCCTGATGATGCATATAACAATTATCTAACACTTATTACTGATAATGTTGAGAGTGATATTCATGAATATGCTCAAGACTGTTTAATATCAAGTTTGAAGATAAATGCTCAGCTGGAAGCTTATATAACTGGGACGGCAACTTTAATTGGAATGGATCATACAATTCAGAATGCAAAATTTGCAGGAACTCCAACAGCATTTAAAGGGAAACCATTAATCTGCCTAGGGTCTGTAATAAAAGAAAAAAATACTGATGTCACTGCAGAAATAGAAAGTATAGACATTACAATTGATAACAAACTTGAAGGTAAGGGAGCTTTGAATTCTATCTACAACAAGGCAATAAGACAATCTGACAGGGGTAGTGTGAGCTTATCATTGCAGTTTAATGAGTTCAATAAGACTTCATATAAAAATGCACATGATATGTTAAAAGCTAATACATCATATGCCGTAGAAGTAACATTTGCTGAAGTGGAAGACAAGACTAAGAAAGTTGTTCTGACATTCCCTAACTGTAAAATAGGAAATGTAGAAGCTACTGACCTTGAAGGAGCAGGTGGAATTAGTAAGGAACTAAATGCTTATTTTGATGACGGAATTAAGTCTCCAGTAAAAATAGTTTTAGAAAATTATCTGCCATAGGAAGGAAAGAAACATGGATAAACATCAAGATTTAAAGCCTAATGAGGAATTAAAAGGTTATATGAATGAAGAAAAACTGAATCCTGATGAAGAAAAAGTATCAACTCCGTTACCTGAACATAAAGTAACGGATGTTGTTACTTATGAAGTAAATGACAGTAAATTAGTCGTTGAAACAGTACCAGGATTTAGGAATTTTCAGAACTTCATGAATAAACCTCGAAAAAAAGTAAGATATTACAATGAGGGAAAAGTAGTAGAAGAAGTAAGGATAGATTATGAATTGTTTGAAAATCCCGAATTTGAGTTACTTTTTAATCAGACTGAAAAAATAGTACTGAATGGAGAAAAAGTTGAAAAAACAAGGGATAATGTAGTCAAATTTTTAGAAAATAAACCTTCAGTATTTACCGAAATTTTGAATAGAATAGTTGAGAACTCGGGTGGTATGGGTTTGATACTGAAGAACAGGAACGATTAGAAACAAGTTATTACAGAGCCTGTTCAATATTCATGAACAATACGACAAGCCCACACAGGGCATATAAAGTGCTTATAAGGGATATAGTACAGTATATGAAGTATTTTGGATTTGACGGAATGAGCGGAGTATATGAACTAAAATTTTTACCATTTGGAAAAGGGATAGACGAACATCCTTTTTGGCTAATGGAAAAGATACATTTCATTTTGGGGTTAATAAATAAAGTAAAATCAGAAAAGAGGAAGAAATAATGGCAACAGAACAAGATAGACTGGTAACCGTAGTTGAGGTAGTGGACAGATATTCTAAGGAACTGGATAAAATGAGGTCCGAATTTCAAAAGACAACTCAACAGATGGAAAAAACAAGCAAGGATATTTTAAAAGTTGGAGAAGCGAGTGGAAGTGGAACTGATGGACTTTCAAAGCTTGTTTCTTCCTTTTTCAATTTAAAAAATATAATAATTTTGATTATACT